GAACCAGAGGTTCCGGTTTTTGTTGGGGTCTTTGGAGTGGTAGGGGTTTTGGGTGTGGTCGGGCCTTTAGGCGTCACAGGCCCAGTTGGCTTTGTAACGGTTGTACCGCCCGGCTTGGTCACAGTAGTGCCTCCCGGCTTTGTAACCGTTGTTCCACCCGGCTTGGTTACGGTGGTTCCTCCCGGTTTAGTAACAGTTGTACCGCCGGGTTTAGTGACCGTTGTACCACCGGGTTTGGTAACGGTTGTACCTCCCGGTTTGGTGACTGTCGTGCCACCGGGCTTCGTTACTGTTGTACCGCCGGGCTTGGTTGTAGTTGTGCCACCCGGCTTGGTGGTGGTTGTCCCACCGGGTTTTGTAGTTGTGGTTGGCTTAGTCGTCGTGGTCTTTGTGCCAAATATCTTGTCAGCCAAAGTTTTTGCGGCCACACCAGCGCCAGCACCAGCCAAGGCGCTTGTCAACGTCTTTGCGAGGCCAGACGTGCTTGCTGTTGCCTTGCTTGGTGTTTTTGTCAATGTTGGCTTGGTTGCGCCAGTCAACTTGGTTGTTATCGTAGAACCAGCCGCAGGCTTTGTTGCGGAGCCACCAAGCGTTGGTTTTGTTGTTGCGCTACCCAAGGGTGCCGTTGACTTTTTAATCGCGCTGGTGAGCGCGGTAGATGGGCGTGTGGATGTCTTTGCCTTGGAGGTCAACGCAGGCTTAGTGGCAGGCACTCCAGCAGTTCCACCGCCAACAGGACGGGTTCCGCCACCAGCATCAACAGAGCCGCCAGTGGGGCGAGAGCCAGAAACGCCAAAATCAATTCCTCCGGGTTGTCCTTTGATTTCACTTGTCAGGCGATCACTGGGTCGGCCAGAAACAAGAACACCACGGTCGTTGTAGACCTCTGGTAAAGATGATTTTGCGACTCGCTTTTTCAGAATTGCCATGATATTTCCTTATCCCTTTTTGTTCGCCAACAGCGATGTCAAGCCGGCAATATTGCTCACGGGTGTGAGTTTTGACACATCGACTTTTGTTGGTGCCGCTTTTACAGTTGGTCTCAGTTTGCTGACATCCACCTTTTGCGGAGCAGGAGACTTCCTCATTGCCATAACCTGCTGAGGGGTCAGCACTGTTTTAGCGGTCGCAGGCTTTTGAACCTTGCGCACACCTGTTTTTGTCACAGGACGAGTTAGCGCTGTAGTCACGCCCTTCTTGATCGCTGGCTTCAAGAATTGATTTAATGCACCGGCAATAATCTTCTGACCGCTCACGCCCGTATCTTGAGTCAGATTTTGACTTCCAGACAATGCGTTTAAGCCACCATCAAGGATGTTAATACCTGCAACGTCAACTGGCTTATCTTCGCCAGAAGATACGTCGAGACCTTCATCCAACCCGGCAAGCACATCAACCGGCTTTGTTGTTTTGGCTGTGTCTGTGACTGTAGCCTCTTTGTCCAACTGGTCAACAATCACATCGTCTTCTGCGTCAGCGCTAGAGACTGCGGTCAATCCGCCGGCAGGAGTTTCTACCACTTGAGTATCTACTTGATCAGTGTCAGAAACGATGTCTTGCAAATCTTCAGGCAAGGTCACAGTTGATGCGACCTGAGTGTCCTCATCTCCAACCGTCTCAGCAATGTCAGACACGTCCTCATAACCCTTCAAATCAAGCCAACCTGTGTCGGCGCTTGATGCCGTGTCTTGAGTTGCTCCAGCAACGCTTTGAGTGTCCGAGCCGCTGATTGTCGAAACAGAATCAGTGCCGCCAATATCATTGGAGTAATAGGTTTCATCAAGGCTAGATACAACGTTTGTTGCGGTGCCTGAGTCTTCTCCGTCGTTTGATGTGACAACGTCAACCTCATCCACCAAGGAGTCTGGGATGCCTGCGCCAGTACCAAACGTTGAAGATGTGTCCGCGCTTGTCAAGTCTGTTGTTGTCTTAATGTCTTCGTCCGCAACGTTGAACTTGATGCCACTATCAACAAGCATATCCATGTCGCCGTCGGTCAAGTCGAACATTGTGCGGGCGTCATCAGCCGTGAGCGAGTTGGTGTTCAACAAGTTGTTGACTTCGTTGATGTCGCGGTTTGCCCACGCATCAGCCAAAGAAGTCTTCACCTCCTCTTGATCAACCGCATTGCCGTCTTCAGCGCCGGTGATCTCTTTATCCGTGGCTTCAGCAGTTGAAAACTGATCGCCAATGCTATTCGTCAACGTGTTTGCAATACTGTTTGAAGCCAGATTGGCTGTTGAGTTGATTACGCTATTTGTGAACGAGGTAGCAAAATCATTTTTGCCGGTAATCTCTGAAGTCAATCCAGCGGAAATGGCTTTTGTGCCAATGTTTGTAATTTGATTGACTGTGCTTTCATCAAAACCAAGATCAGAAACAGCGTCTGCAATCTCTGGCTTCACGAAATCTGACACTTCGCCAACACCTGCGCTCACCACGGAGCCGGTAAATCCTCCGGCAAAACCATCTTCAAATTCGCCACCACGAATTTCTGCAATCGTGCCATTGACCAAACCCTTGCTTATGCCGTCAACAACAACGTCGGAAACCGTCTCGTTAATGATTGCGTCGCCAATTGTCGACGAAAGGGTTGAACTGATTGAGTTGGTTGCCACAGGCGCAAAATAAGCCGTTCCAACAGATAAAGCGATGTCACCAAGGTCTCCGCCTCGTGAGGCAGTAACTACAGCATTAGTGACCATCGGAGGAATGCCAACTGCCGCTCCCGCAATTGAAAGCAACACTGGCAACGGGTCGTCAAGCACGGCTTGAACCGTGTCTCCAACAAACTCAACAGCGTCTTCAATTACGTCGCCAACAGATTCGACGACATCGCCGACCGCATCGACAACATCTTCAACAAGATCGCCAACAAAACTTACAACTGCACTCATTCTTTAGCCCCCCGCTTTGGGCCAAGTTTCAAAGTGACGCGATAACCGCGCTCTGCTTTTTCAGCCTTGTAGCCCATGCCTTCCTGCGGAGGATTCCGCGAGATGGCTTTGAAAATATTCAAAATGGTTGGGTCTTCAAACTCGGTCACCATGGTGTCAAAACCCATCTTGTATGCCGCTTGAACCCACTCATACGCATTTTCCAAGTAATTGCGTGCTGTGTCAGCATTTAATGCACGAAAGAAGCCAATTCGATCTTTGGCGTGATGCATCACAAAAATAGTGTTACCGGCACGGTAGGTGCTAGTTCCATGCTGATTCATCTCTTCGACCAATGCGGCCAGCACTGTGGCCGCTGGATATTTTGACTTGGTCTCTTGCGCCGCGATCATTAAAACCGCTTCGTCTTTCAATTGTTTTTTCTTGCTATCTACCAGCATCACAGCCCCTCAAATATTGCGGCGGAATAGATGTTGCCCATCCCTGCCGCCAAACTTAGGATCAGCCCTTTTGGGGGGCTTATGGATTCCGAAAGGAATACCGAATCGTTTTCTGTTCGGTTTTCGATTCCCGGTACGAATCCCTTTTTCATGTCATCTAGCAATAATAATGTTTCTAGCAGTCCACTGCTACCCATGGTATGACCTATTTTTTGCTTATAAGAGGTCGCCACGAAGTCCCAGAGGTTGCCAGTCAGTGCGGCTTTCTCTGCTTTGTTGTTGGATTCAGTGCCAGTCCCGTGCGTCTTCACTATCTTGATGTCGGCCTTTATGACCTTGGAATACTGAATTGCGCCACCCATGGCCTTTGCAAAGCCCTCGCCATCCTCGCATTGACCGATTGCGTTGGTGGATGCCTCAGAGGCGTTGTATGCGCCCCATAGGCGGGCTTTTGGATCGACTTGCAGGGCTTTGACTGCCTCAGCACTATGGAACACCGCAAACGCGGCTCCTTGGCCCACCCTGAAGCCTTTGTTGGTACTGTCAAACGCGCTGGGTTTGATGCCGGCCTCTTCATCCTTGACCGTCAGCACAGCACGAGCCTCACCAAAAAACTCCAGCACTGCATTGGATACGCCATCCTCGACCGTCAAAACAATCACGCGCTGGAAGTCGTAGTGGTTGATCAAGTTCTGCACGTCCTGCATGACTTTCAAACTGCTGGCGCAAGCGCTTGAGTCGGTAGTCACCATGTCCATATGGCCGCAAGCCTGAGCGGTGCGTCCGGCGTAGACCTGAGTCAGGGTGAATGGCAGGAACTTGTAGTTGTAGGTTAACTTGCTGTCATAGGGGCGCTGATTGATGCCAGCAAAGTGAGCATTGCCTGCGGCCAAAATGAAAGCGGTCTTGCCGACTGGGTTCTCGCGCAAGTAAGTGATCAAATCGGGGTCAAGAACTTTCTCGGCCAACTTGTGCGGAACGTAGAAAAGCCCGGTTTTTACGCGGGCGTAAGTGTCGGGAAACCAATTTACCTTTTGAGGGTAGATGATGTCGTCGAGTTGCTCGACGTTGTTGGTGGAGGCTGTTCGGTAGTGAGTAAGGTAGATCATTGGATCGCCTTTCTCGCCTCTTCAACCGAAGTTGGCTCCATGGTTTTGCGTCTCATCAAGAAGTCATAAACTTCTTGCACAGTAGTAGGATGCCAATCTTTTGTTTCGTCGTCTTCAGGGATACCGTACAACTCGCAGAGGTACATGGTCATGATCAAGCCGTCAAGGCTGTCAATGCCGATCTCTTGAAGTTTGTCTTCCATGTTGAAGGCTGGAGCCTCCTTGGCGTGTGCAGGTCGCGACACCTGTGACACCATGTTGAAAAGTTCAATGAAGTTCATTCTGCCACTCTTTGATTTACAGCATTGACCAAAGCCGAAGCCCAGTCCTGCCATTTGTTGTAATAGTTGGGCGACGGTATCGCCTCGTTCATAAAAATATCAATGGCGTTTATTCCGGACGCCCAGTCCCTCCAGTTGTCTTCAGGTACACCAAGAGCAAGTTGCTGGCCCGCATACGCTTCCACCATGAGACTCGACCAAGAGTCCCATGTGTGATAACGAGGATCGTAAACCAGCGCAAGGGCCATTAGTAGCCCCTTACGTCGCCGACGTTTGCACTTAACAGCACGCGACCCATTTGATAGTCGCCACCTTGAGTGTTACTGCCAAACCTCAATCTCAATTCTCTGCGCTGTTCGCGCATATCAATTTTGCCAGTGTCTGGATCAAAATAATATGGGTCGGACACTTGATCCGCCTTCTGAGCATATGGACGACCAATCACTTGCAAGTACATTTGCTCTTGCTGAACAAAATCAGGTTCAACGCGCTCAAGGTGCAACCAGAAGTTGTCGCCAACAGGTGCAGTTTGCGCAGGGCCGCCACCAACCCAACCAAGGTCTGATGTCTCAAAGAACGAATCAATCGCGTTCACTTGCGTTTCTTTGATCTCATCAACACCAATCTCGTGTTGCCACAAAGTGATCTTCCCGGCTTGAGTTGTGAATTGCGCATCCACATTGGATGCAGTCGCAGTGGCCGCTTCTGACAAGGTCACATCAAAATAGCCTGCCGTCCCGCTTGGTGCAATTGCTCGAACGATTGCGTTTGCAGGCACACCTGTTGCCACGCAAACTTGGTCTTGGCCGATCTGGTTTGTGATTGGCACGCGAATAACAGCAGAGCCGTTTGTCGTGTTGATCGTTGTCGTAAAAATTGGATCAGCAGTTGTCAGTGTTGCACCAGCATTGATTGGGTACTTGAACACCTGAGAGAAGTAACCAGCGGTGCGAGTTGCCCCATCAGCAAACCCTGCGTCATACCAGCAGTTTTCGCGCACGTTGTAGATGATGCAGTTATCGCATTCCTCAGAATCGCCAGATGGGTAGAACCACCAAATCTCGCCAAAGCGAGGAACTTTTGTCACCCACACTTTTTGGCGCTGTGCATAGTTGAGGTTGTCGAAAAAGAAGTTTTGGTTGAAAGAGTTTGGAATCTCTTTCACAGTACCGTTGTACAGCAAGAAGCGGTCAACACCGATCCAGAAGTAGATGCCGTCATACTCAATGACGCATTGACTGGAAAGGATAGAAGACTGGCTCGAGATAATGTCGTATCGCCAGTAGAAGGTCTGAGCAGAGCCGCCAACAGTAATTGTTGTCGGCGCGTAAGAAACGCGAATCAAAGAGTCCAACGCCCAGAACAAACCAGATGGAGAGTTCGAGCCGCCTCGCACAGGAAGACCTTTAACGACTTTTGTTGAAGCCACGTTGGTCTCGTTTGCGTCTGCACCATTCCAATCAAATGGATCACCAGCAACAGAGTTCTTGATTAAGCCGTTGTCGCCATACACGAAGACATAAGGATGAAGCACAACCACGCCACCAGAAACCTCGATAGTGTCACCTGTTGGTGTCGCGCCATTGATGTCTTTGAGAGGAGCAAGGATCAAACCATTCAATGGGCCGCCAAGCACGGCAGAGTTAAATGTGGAGTCGATCTGAACAAGGTTGTGCCCGGGGTGAGCCAGCAAGAAGTTGTTGCCAGTGCCTTGCGCATCAAACAGCGAGTCAAACTGCCAGAGGTGGTTTGTGCTTGCAGAAAACAAGTCGTCCACCGTTGCAACAGGAACAGAGAACCCAGAACCTGTTCCGCCAATGCTTGCGGCGGTTGCACTCAAAGAATCACCCGCAAGGTAATAGTTACCTCCATCGGTGATGGTTACAGTGGTAACTGAGCCGCCAGACACAACAACAGTTGCTTTTGCACCAGCACCGCTACCGCCAGTCAATGTGACGTTTGTGTATGTGCCATTGGTGTACAGCGTTCCACCAACAACTGTTCCAAGCGTAAGAACTTCACCGCCAAACTCCATTTCGTTTGTGCCGGAACCAACGCCGTTATTGTCAATGTCGACCACTTCAATGCCATCGTCGTAGCCATTGAACACCTTGTTGATACCGTCTTCGGAGTTGACATAAATGCCTCGAGACAACCCATCAGCAGTCGTTGTGATGGCTCGGTATCCGCCAATCTTGCGCGGGCGTCCACGCTGGAAACGAACCCACTTGCCATCGGTGTAGAAGTTTTTGTCGAAGTAAGTACCGTCCCGTTGGATGCCGGGTTGCGTGTCAATCGAAAAAACTTTTTTGGTCATCAGAATGTCCCGCCAGTGATGCCGGTTGTAAAGGTGCCGGTTGTGCCGGATACAGCCGCTGAGAAAGTTCCAGTTGTTCCAGACACAGCGCCTGAAAAAGCACCGACGCCAGTAACCGTCATGCCAGTAGTTTCAAATCGAGCAACTTGAGCGCCGTTGGCCGCAATGCCAACACCGTTTGCGCCAGTTCGATATACGCCGGTATCAGTATCTCCAGTGAATGTGATTGAAGGAGAGGCGGCGCTTCCGGAGCCAGTCACAAGGCTTGTGCCTGTAATCGTTGTTCCAGTAATTGTTGTTCCAGTGATTGCTGTTGCGCCGAGAGTTCCGTTAATGGCAAGACCGGTTGCAGTCAGACTGAACATATTTGCGCCAAGGATCGCAATGTCAAATTGCCCTGCCGCTCCACGATAAACACCTGTTGTGGTCTCACTCGCAAACTTCAAGGAAGGAGCGCCAACAGAGCCGTCGGCCAAACTGATGTTTGATGTACCGGCCAGCACAGTGTTTGCGTTGAACAAATTGACTGAATCGCAAATCAAAGTTGCTTGATTTCCGGCAGAAATTGAAGCCGTTCCGCCAGCACCGGTTGAAATTGTCACGGTGTAGTTACTTGCGCCGCCAACGGTATCGTTGATGATGTAGTAAACCTGCACAGTCTGAGGGACAACAATTGTGACGTTTCCACTCAATGTCCCGGTGTATTTCTGAATAACGTTCGAAGCCTCGGCGGCTGTCAATGTGTATGTTCCGGTCGTCACCGCCTTTGTCAACTGCGTGAAGTTGAATTGCGTAGACTTACCAAGACCCACGGTGTAAAAGGCGGAGCCAGAGCAAACAATGATTGCTGAGTCAGACGGTTGGAGAACAATAGACGCCGAGTCATTGATCAAATCACCGCCGGAGCCAGCGACAGACAAAGCGCCAGTGCCACCGTTGCGCAACAGCATAAACCAGTTATTGCCAAGCGTTGAACTTCCAGTCAGCGTCAGCGTTCCTGCTCCACCTTCCCACACATAACTTTGTGCGCGGTAGGTTGCGTCAGCAGTTGCATCGCTTGAGAAGGTTGTGACAGGGTGGCTTTGATTTAGCGTTGTGGTGACAGCCAGCAAACCATAACCAGCAAGAGTCGCCGCATCAGCAGACGAAGAACCAACACCATAAGCGATGATTCCCCATGTGCCTTGGTTGTTAGGATTGGCTGTGATGTAGATGTACTTGGCTTCACCGGGAGCGATTGTGATGATCACATTCGTGCCGGCGTAGTCTTTGACCGTAAACGACTGAGCGCCAACGTTGCGAATCAATGCATCGTTACCGACAGACGCTTGATCAGCAGGAGGCATATACAGGCTAAGACCAGAAGAACTGGCTGAGACCTGCATAATGCGTGCGGCGTAGTCATCCGTGGCGTTGCCATTGATCGGCCACTCAAGTTGAGTGTTTGCCGCCAACGTAATAGAGCGGTAAGAAACGTCTGTTGGCTGGATGACGTTACCTGTGAAGGGGCTGTTGTAACTCATGTTCAGGTATCCAATACTGCGGCTTGACGATCACCAATGCGCTGGATGTCTTCTTGTTTGAGGGTCTGCATGATCAACTCATACTCAGACTTCCACATTGGAATTCTCTCGTCGTTTTTAAGGAAAGGCATCGCCTGCAAGAGGGAGCCGTACAGCAACGCCTGCGGCGCGTAAACAGTAAACCAGTTGGTTTGGTTGGAGGAATCCAAAGGTTGGATGCGCTCGTAGTACAAAACCTCAAAGGTGTAATTGCTTGCCGGGGTTGGAGCCACAAGCCAGTGCGTGTAATCGTAATCGGCGTAGTACGCAGGCACGCCTGTCTGCGTTGCATCAGGCCAATACTCGCGCAGATACTCATACTTGCGAAGCAAAACGGGCTGGCGGCTACCAGCCACCACAACATTCATTGAAACGGTTTTATGCCAACGCGCTGGCTTGTCAATGATGGCCTGAGTGGCAGTCATGGTTGACTGCATGGGCGTCAAGTTGCCAAGAAACTTGATCTGGCTGGCGATGATCTGCTCGGCCAGCATGATGAATGTTGGGATTTTTTGAAGCGTAGCGGTATCTGTACGCTCGAGGTACGACGAAATGTCCGCTACCAGCGAGTCATACGTCATTACAGCGGCTGTCGTCATTCTGAGTCTCCTTATCCCACGTTACGCTCAAAATGAGGACAATCAACCAACGATTTGAAATTGCCTCCCCAGCGATTTTTGGGGTGTAGCGATTCCCAATATGCCCCAATAGGCGCAAGGGTTGTTTTGTCCCAAATTATCTTCCCATCCTTGAAGAAATTCAAGTCGATGGCGCACCTCTTGAGGTGGATTGAATTCATGGTTTTGGAGCGGCCAGCCTTCACATGAAGAGCCTGTTGCTCCGGTGTGCGCGCCAACTCCCCGCCGGTGACCATAAAGCCCTGCTGGGTGGCGTATTGGATCAACTTGCAAGCATCAAGCAAAAATGCGGCTTGTTCTTGTGACAGGCTCATTGTTTGCCCTCCGTGAGTTGCTTGATCGTCTCATCCTTGTCTTTGGAGCCACGGGTCGTGCCGAACTCAAACGAATAGATGTTGTCGAGGTAGCCAAGAAAACGGCCCAAAACGAGCGTAAAGATGCCCTTGACGTACTCGTTGATGCTTTGATCTTTCCAGACAATCCAGACCATTGATCCGACCATTACGACAGCCAAAAAGAACATCAAGTTGGCTCGGTTGTTGGTCATGCCGCGCTTAATGAACTCGGCGTCTCTGGTTCGGGCAGAATCCCGGTCGGCGACCTCAATCTTGAACCCTTCCAACTCCTGCTTGGCCTTCATGATTCCAAGTTCAAGCAAGCGCTCTTCATGATCAAACTGCAATTGGCGCAGTTTCTCAATAGTCGCAGGAGGAGGGTCGTCGGGAATCTTGAAGCCAATGGCCTCTTCAACGACTTCTTTGCCCTTTGCTTGAATCGCAGATGACAAAAGGCCCAGACCATTCTGGGCCAATGTTCCTAGCAGTGATGCAACTATTGGGATCATTTTTTCACCATCTTCTCTCGCTCTTCAAGCAATCTGACTTTGACCTGAAGTTCGTTGATATGCAACATCAACTGCTCTTTTTGAACGGCTCTTCGCTCGGCAGAAATTGGGCTATCTGTGGGTACGCCTTCTTTGGTAATCAAAGCAGGCATTGCGCCCTCAATTTTGGTCAGACGAGTGGAGAAGTCGTTTACTTGACCCAAGAGCCAAGCAAGCGATGCCACGATGATCGGTATGACCGCCTTGAGAACGTCTGCCCAATTCATAGCCCAAATACCTTCTTAACAAGTTCAGCCGCAACGCCGGGGCCAAGCAACACAGCCAAGATCACAAAGTACAAGAGGTACTCAATCTTAGTCATGCGCTTAGAGCCGTCATCAAAGCGGGCTTGAATGCCTTCGTACCGTTGCGCGCAGACAGCCTCATGCACACTCAGGCGCTTGTCGGTGTCATTGGCAAGTTCGTGGATCGCTTCCATTACTCAGGAGCCTTATCCGTAGCGGCCTCAATTGCTTCCGCTTGCGGTTTTCCTTGTTTGATCAATTCATCGATCAAGGCATGGACTTGCTCATAAGGCAAACGGCCAAGATGACCGAGAATTGCGTTGACTTGCTCAATACTGAGTTGTAATTTGATCATGTTCTTTCTTTCCAAGAAATAGTTGCCTCATCCCAAGCATAATTTTTGCCGTCAGTTGGCATAGGAACTGGCGCAACATATCTGCAATTCAATTCATCAAAAACCCACGATGGATAGCGCCCGTTTTCAGCCCACCAATTTTTAACACTGTCTTGTTTTGCGGTTTTTTCTGCAAGAGTCATGTCACGAACCTTGTGAACATCCTTCACAATTCCGTCAACCCACTCATAGGACACACCTTCGTGGACTTGATAAACACCAAGCCAGTCTAGAGTCACTCTTTCAAATTTAGCAAAATTTGATGGGAGATTTTCTGTGTCAACATCTGGAAATGCCTCTTTGAAATTGCTTTCCAAAATTGGATGCTCGTAAGGCTTTCCATCTCTAATTTGAATATACAGTTTCATTACAAGTTACCTGTGTTTGTTGATGGGAATGCGCGAGTAATTCCAGAATTGCCAGACCAGATAATCCGAACCGCGCCACCAGCGCCTGTGGATGTTCCGCCGTTACCAAATCGGCCATAACTTCCGCCACCATAACTTCCGCCGGTTACAGGGTCGCTGACACTACCGCCGCCACCTCCGCCAGAGCCGCCGTCTCCGCCAGAGCCATACTGACCGCCATTGCCACCGCCACCTCCGCTTGAACCTTGCCCATATATGCCTACGCCGCCACCTCCGCCGCCGCGCATATCACCGCCGCCTCCACCGCCGCCACCGCCGCCATTGCCACTCTGTCCGCTAGAGCCTGTTTGACCACCAGTACCACCACTACCGTTATAGCCGCCAGCGCCGCCCCCACCCGGCTCAAAGCCATCTCCAAAACCTTGACCGCCTACACCGCCAGAGCCGCCGCCATCACCGGTATATGTAGCCTGACTTCCGTTTGCATAACCACCTTGCGCAAAAACAACACTAGTGCTATCAAAGTAACTTCCGCCTGCCTGAGTTACAGGAGGAGTGCCCTCTGACGAGAATCCAGCGCCAACAACAACGGTATAACCATTACCAGCAGTGACTGATATGTTGTTCTTCCAAGCCAAAGCACCGCCGCCACCACCGTATTCTGGGGAACTGTTACCACCCGCACCAGCGCCAACGCAAACAACCGACACATTTGGCGCATTTACTGCAACCCATGTATAAGTTCCGGGAGTTGTGTACTCTACCTGACCTGCACCCACAGGTGGAGGGCCACCTTTTCCACCCAAAATCATTTGCATAATTCCAGTCATGGCTTAACTCACATTTCCTGAAACAACACAAGTTGTGCCGCTTATAAACAAAATTGTGGCAACACCAGCCGCCGCCAAAGTCATTGTGGATTTATCTGTATATGTTCCAGCAATGTATGCCGTTGTAATGGAGCAAGTAATTGTGATTGTTCCGCTTGTGTTATTAAACAAACTGACGGCATTACCCTCAGAAAAAACTGCATCTGGAATTGTGATTGATCCACCAGAGCCAATCTGTACATACTTTCCAACATCACCAGTTGCAAGCGTGTAAGAGCCAGTCTGCGTTCCGACTGGAGGAATGCTTCTAAAGCCAACAGCATTTGTTCCATCAACAGTGCAAGAACTTAACGTTCCACTTGAGGGTGTGCCAAGTGCGCCGCCATTCGTAACAACCGCGCCAGAAGAACCAACGTTTACAGCCAATGCTGTTGCCACATTGCTACCAAGACCGCTAATGCCAGTGCCAACAGGAAGACCGGTGCAATTTGTCAGAGTGCCGCTTGATGGCGTACCAAGAGCGCCACCGGGAGCGACGTAATCAGTACCTGCGGAAGCGGCAGAAATTGCCGTGCCGTTACCCTTTAAAACACCAGTAATGCTAGTTGTAAGGGTGATCGCAGGAGTCGTTGTTGCGTTTGCAACCGTGCCAGTAAAACCGTTTGCGGAGACAACAGAGACGGTCGAAACCGTACCGCTAGTGCCATCAGCAGAGGCCAAAAGAAACACAGAGCCAGTGTTGTCTTTGGCATAGAGTTTTTTGTCGGTAATGTTGATTGCAAGTTCGCCGTTTGCAAGATTGCCAGCAGAAGGCTGTTGAGTGGCCGTAGTGCTGTAGTACAACTGAATTGGGGTGTAGCCTGTTTGTGCCATGATTTATCCTCAGAAAGTTCCGCCAGAAAGAGCGCCCCAAGCGGGCGCAGATGCTCCAGCAACCAAAACATAACCCTGAGTACCAAGACTCAACGCCGTCATTGCGGAGGTTCCATTGCCAACGACCAATGCGCCGCTGGAAACGCTAGATAAGCCCGTACCACCGTTCCCGGGGGTCAGAGGTGTCGGGAGCGTTAGCCCGAGCGTTCCATCAAGAGTGATTGCCATATTTGCTCCTTTTGCAAATGATTTTATTGGTTATCACAAAACAATCCAACGACTTCCAGTTGACACAGTCACAATTGCACCGGAGTCAATTGTGATCGGGCCAACAGAACTGCCGTTTGTTGTTGGATCAAATGTGAAATTCCCATAGATAGTTTGGAAGTTGGTGTAGATGCAACCATCCGCCACCGCTCCTCCGCCACCACCTAAAGCGCCCCATGCGCCGTCTGAGTACCCCTCAAAACCAACAGTATCCGTGTTGTAACGAATCATGCCGTTTGCGGGAGTTCCAGAACGCTGAAGTGATGTTCCAGCGGGCAACTTAATCTGACCAGTGCCAGAGAATGTGCCGTCGCCAGTTGCGGAGATCGTTGTGAATGCACCAGCGCGTGGGGTTACGCCACCAATCGCCATGTTGTCCATCGAACCGGCTGTACCGGGGCTAATGGTCACTGCGCCAGTTGGGCTGAAGTTTGCGCTTGTCGAGGCAGTCAGGTTGGTAAAAGTGCCTGCCGCCGCAGTCGTGCCACCAATGGTCACGCCGTTGATGGTTCCGCCTGTCAAAGTCACGCTAGACGATGTCACAGCGCCTGTATAGCCGCCGTTGCCGGTAATCAAACCAGTGAAGGTCGATGCACCAGTCACACCCAATGTTCCGCCAACCGTCGCATTACTGCTGGCTGACAGAGTTGTAAACGCGCCAGTGTCCGGTGTTGTGCCACCAATCGCAGTGTTATTGATTGTGCCGCCAGTGATGGTCACACTTGACGACGTAACTGCACCAGAAACGCCGCCATTGGCTGAAATCAACCCGGTGAAGGTGGATGTGCCAGTGACGCCCAAAGTGCCGCCTACGGTCGCATTTCCGCTTGCGTCAAGAGTTGTGAACGCGCCGGTAGACGCTGTTGTTGCACCAACTGATGTGCCATTGATTGCGCCGCCCGAAATTGCCACGTTGTTGGCATTCTGGACAGACATCGTGCCCAAGCCAGAGACCTGTGTGTTGGCGATTGCAATTGGCGTGTCAGCCAGCGCAGTCAATTGCCCTTGGGCGTTGACAGAGGCTGTGAGCGTCTTGCTGGCCGCGCCGTAGGAGCCGGCGGTCACCGCTGTGTTGGTGATACTGAATTGCGTACCAGACAACGTGAGGCCAGTGCCTGCGGAATAAACCTGAGCGGCGCTGAATTGCGTGAATGCAATATTGGTTGTGCCAAAAACAATTGTGCCGTTGGTTGTGCAGACGTAAGACTCCCCTGCGCCGCTGTCGCCAGCCTGCACATAGAAGTAATCTCCTTGACCAAGCGAGTTGGTTGCCGCTGGCGCGTATGTATCCTCGTTCGTGGCGCGAGTCAAAACCCAGTTGGTTGATCCGCTACCAGTCGCAGTGACCGTATACACGCCGTTCTCAAAGCCGTTGGTTTGACTATAGATCAAAACCCTTTGGCCGACAGTTGGTGATACACCATCAATTTGAAGCGCTACCTGCGTACCTGCATTGGTCAGAGTTGCGCCAACACCTGAATTTGCTCGGCTTCCAATTGTGAGGCCAGTACCAGCAGTCAGCGTGTTAATCAATGCGCCGTTATACGTCAACGAGAGCGTGATTCCAGTTGAGGAAGGGATGCTATGAACGAAATACGGAGTACCTGACGTAATGCCGTTTGTCGTTGATGTGAAGACAATTACATCGTTAATTGCCAAACCGTGTGCAGAGCCGGTTTCAACGATACTTGTGCCAACAATTGTTGTCCATGTTGGTGTAGTTCCGCCGTTTGCGTAGGTTGCAGTCAAGTTCCCTGTTGTGCTTGGTGATTCCAAATACACAGGGGTATGAATGGTCAAGCCAGCGCCAGCAAGGTTGTCGACATACGCCTTGTTTGCAATGTCGCTTGGGTTGGTTGGCTGGTTTGTCACCTGACCAGTTGTCATCGCGGAATTGGTGAATGTCGCGGCGGCAGGTGTTGTGTTGCCGATCTGCACATTGTTGATCGAGCCGAGCGTCGAAGGAGCCAGCGCAACGTTTGTGTTGGCTGTCAAGTTCGTGAAAGTACCTGCGCGTGGTGTTGTCGCGCCAATGGTGACGTTGTTGATCGTGCCAGTCGTAGATGGGGCCAAAGTCACATCGGTGTTGGCCGTCAACGCGGTAAAAGTACCAGCCGCAGGTGTAGTTCCACCGATCACAGAGGCGTCAATCGTCGACGCGGTGTTGATCGCCACGTTTTGGAAAATGCCGCCAATAATCGTTTTGCCAGTGAAATTCAGTAAGTTAGGCAACGAAATGACCGGAGTCTGACCACCAGAAGAGGTGATCTCGTTGGCCGTGCCAGAAACAGACGTCACCGCACCGATGGCAGTGGCCGAGATACTGACGTTTGCGGCGGCAGTAAGTTGACCTTGCGCGTTTACGGTGTAAGTCGGTACTTGGTAGTTCGAGCCGTAACTTCCAGCGGTCACGCCAGTGTTGGAGATCGAAATAGTGCCTGTGGACGTGATTGGGCCACCTTCTAGGCCCGTTCCAGTGCCAACCGAGGTAACGCCTACACCGACCGCAATACCGCCCCATACGCCGTTTGCGTAGCCCTCAAAGGTCTCTGTGGTGGTGTTGTAGCGAATCAGGCCGTTTTGAGGCGTTGCACGCTGTGCTGTTGTGCCCTTTGGTAAAACCACGCCACCAAGACCCGGCAGGATCGGGTCGTCAGTGATGCTGATCGTTGGAGTTGTTGAGCCGTTGACGACGTCAATCTGATCGACAGTTCCCGCAACATTAGTCACCGTACCGTCGCCGACGCCAAAAGTCGTCCAAGAACCGCCCTGATAGCCTTCAAAGCGACTCAAAGTGGTGCTGTATCGGATTGTGCCGTTGGTGGGCGTCAAAGAACGGTTTGCGGTTTGCCCAGAAGGCAAAACCATGCCAGCAACACCGGGGATGACGGGGTTGTCGACAATAGAAATGATTGGAGGGTTGCCGCCAGAAGCATTCCCGTTTGCAACGCCAATTTGATTGGCCGTGCCATTGATGGACACGGGAGTCAAAGTTGTGCCGTTCTGAATGCTGACAAAACCAGTGCCAGTAAATCCCGCCAGCGCCAATGGCAAACCAGTCAAAGAAATTGCTGGATTGCCGGAAATGCCGTCGCCGTTTGCAACACTGATACCAGCGGTCGACACGCCAATGGTTCGATTCGTCAAGGTGACCGAGTCAGTCTTGACCATGATGCCGTTGCCAACGGAGTTCAGGCTTGCGGCGGCACCAGTTAGGCTGATGCGGTAGTAGGACTGCGCCCCACCGTCAGCCAAAGAGAGGTTGCCATCGGTCGACAAGTAGCGGCTGTTCGGAAGCGACGGCTCCTGATTCTTCGTCAGGAAGGTCTGCGTCTGACTCGGAGAAGCCGAAATAGCGCCCGTGGTAGTGTGAACCGTCACACCGTTTTGAACGATAGGGACGAGTTCAGAGCCGGTGATCGCACCGGCGGCTGGTAGTTGGGTTATGGTTACGTTTGCCATTAGGGACTCGGACTCAGGTTATCCAGATTCCCGTTGTTCTCGGGAGTCTGAGTGTTTTGTTCAGGTGACAGCGTCCAATCGCCACTTGGGTTGGTGACAATTCCATCTGGCTCGACCGCGACGCTGACATCTGGTCTAGGAAACCGAAGGTTAATCCTTTCGGTTTTTCTCGCTGGCAAGCGATAGGGGTCAAGTTCATCTCGGCAACCACGATCCTCGCACACGCGCAGGCCCGGCGTGTTGCCGTCCTGTACCAGCGTGACGAACGGAACCTTCATCTTGCATCGGTCGCAAACGGCGATGGCAACAGACGTAAGTCCACGGGTGTCGAGGAAGACTGGCATTATCTTGTGTACACCGAGATGTTAGGAGCAAAGTAGATCGGCGACTTGTCGCGTTCTTCTTGCTCGGCTTCATACAGATACTGCGTCGCCAT